TAAGTTAAGTCAACAGCTTGATCGTCAAGAAACACATGAATGAGTTTTATTACTGTTTCTAATTTATTATAATTTCTTTTATTTCTTAATGTATTTTGGACACCTTGATGTAGTGGTTTAGGCCATTGGTTTAATGTTACCCAGCAATACCCATCATGCTCGTCGTTTAACTTTGGTAAAAATTCATTTTGAACAATACAAAGATAGGTATGGAAATTAAAATGTTGATCACTACTTATAAAAGTTTCTAAAGGAAAAACTTTTTTTATTTTGTTTACTGTGCCTATTTCTTCATTTATTTCTCTACTTAAAGATTCCCACGGAGATTCTTGATCCTCAGCTGTTCCGCCAACAAGCCCCCACTTGCCTTTGGTTTTTCCTTTTGTTCTATGTAGAAGTAAAAATCTTTCAGTATCTTGTGCATAAAATAATGCACCACTACAAACTATTTTGTCCATACAAATAGTTATTTTATATTATTAAATCCCAACTTCCTCTTGGATAATATCCATCAACTGAAAACTGCCAGTAAAAACTATTCCAGTAAAACTGCTGACTTGTGTTTAAGTTTGTTACATAAGTTGGTGTTTTTGTTTGACTAGCATCAAAAATTATTTGCCATTCAGTACCAGACCATTCACAAATATCTCCAGTATCTGCTACAAAGTCTCGGTCAGTTGTAGATTTCCACGCATCTGCTCCATCTTCGTTTATGTATAAAACATACCTTACTTCTTCGCCTGGTCTTGGCATATCGTCTGGCTGTATTTTTAATACTAAACTACCATCAATAGTTTCTTGTGATGTAACATCAGTTTTACGTATATTATTAATATACAAATCAATATCGTACACTCTATCAGCATCTACTTCTGTTTCTACTCGTGTGGTGCTATTACTTGCGGTAAATATTCTTTCAATTTGTCCGCCTATGGGTTGTAAAAGTAAAAGTCGAACACCGTTTGCTTTTACAGTAGTAGGATCAAAGTTACGTGGATTAATAATATAATCAACTGTTCCTGCATTTTTAGTTGGCCCTTGTAAAAGTGTATCTGCTGGTAAAGTATCAACATCGTATGTCAAAACAATCTCTTGTGTATTATTATTAACAAAATCAAATGTAGCTACAATAGATGTTAATAATTCAGCTCTTTTTAGTCTTATTTGACTTATTCCTGGTTGGAATTTTGCTGGAGCTTCTGCTTCTAAAACATTTAACCAATTTATGTTATTGAGATTTGCCGCATTTTTAGCAAGTTTAGCTAATCGTTTTTCAATTAATATATCAAAATTTCTATAGGTTGCTGTGTTAACATTAGCTACATTTATATTTCCGTCATTTGAAGTTTTTATAACAGTAGTTCTACTATCTTCAGGGCGTAATCCATCATAAACAACATTACCATCTTCATCGTATTTTGCTTCTTTTGGTTCATTTGGATTATTACTAACTACTGACCCATCAGGTAATACGACAAATCCGTCTGCAACTTTTGTTTGATCACTTGTATCAGGATTAAATCCATCTAAAGTTATTGTATTAGCATCTAAATTTAACACACTATTAATTATTTCAGTAATAACACCAAGCTTTTTAACTTTTGTTGGCGGTGAAATATAAACAGGAGCAATAAAACTTAATGTAGCAATATCTATTTCTGTTTCTGTTCCCACCGGAATACTTCTGCTACTAAAATTAATATTTTCAAGTTGTAGTACAGTTAAACTTGTCCAATCTACATAATTGTCATTTGTTTGGAATTCTAAATCAGGATTAAACATCATAAAAATTTGTTCTAATAGCTGTAATTTTTGTTCTGTATTAGAACTCCATACATCCACATTTACACCTAAAACATAAGGCGTCGGATGTAATCTTTCTACCGTAAATCCGCTTCCTTGTGTAGTTGAATATGTTTGACTAGTTTCATCAAATGCACGTTCTTTAATATTAATTTTACTTATAAAACTACTATCACTTAGTCTGCTTCTATCCATTTGCATACTAGTAATATATACAGCCATTCTTGGTACAGAAGGCATTTTATTTTCACTATTATCTCTAATAATATTTGCAACTTGTCTTGTCAAATCACCATATGTTACAGGCACTTGACGTAACTCTTCGTCACCGTCTTTGTAATTAAAATTACTGAAAGCTCTTACAATTTGTGTAAGATACCTTCTTATTTGTCCATCATAAAAATATTGCATTAATTATCTGCCTTTGGTTTTAATGCTTTACTAAGAGACTGTCTTTCAGTAACTTGTTCGCCGTTGATTGTATTTACAGTAGCATTATTAATAAATGTTCCTTTTAGAGTATTTTTAACAGTGTCTGGCGTAGTTGTTGTTCGTACAGCATCTTCGACTTTCTTCCAACTATTTCCATTATATCTAAATAGTCTGTTGGGTACAAAATCTGTACGTAAAAAGTAACTTCCAACACTACTATTTGACGGGAACCCAATTCCCGTTCCAAATGGAGCTCCATTAGGAGGAGTACCATCGCCTACTAAATATCCTTTATAACCACTTTGAGGAGCAGGATCAATCACGCTTGAAACATCAACATCAAAATCAGCTCGTAGTACATCATCGTCAACAGTCACTATACTTACTTCTCCGTTAGTATCAACACTTATTGTATAAAAATGTTTTGTATTATAACCAGCTTGTGGAAGATTGTCTTCTGCTTGTGCAACTACTGCATTGTTAATCTGCATTTCTGTCTCAAACGTTGATAATACATCTCGTAATGTTTGATCGCTTCCTTCTTCGGAAGGCAAATCAAGTATGTCTTTATATTCTTGTCCATCATATATTTGTTTTAGTTTAAGTCTATACAAATGTGGATACCAAGTTTGACTAAAGCCTTCGCTTGCTCTGTTAACATCTTCAACTACATAAAACCTTTTTAATGCTACTGTTGCATCGTTTAGTGCATATTCGTCTATTAAGTGTGGCAATTCAATAACATCACCACTTATAATTTTTCTCCCTAATGTTTTCACACTACTGTTAATATGCACTGTCATAAACAATGTATCGTTTTGTAAAAACAAACCAAATTGAGTTAAATCAAAATCGTTATCTTGAACATTGTAATGTCCTCTAATTGAGTAAATATCTTGATCATATTTTCTATCTCTATTTTCTAAAAATAATAAATCTTGAATATTTGATACTGATTCATTTTCATAAATTGGTTTTTCTTTTGTAGCTTCTTCAGCTGTAGGATTTTTTGTTCCGACATATTTGTGTAAAAGTACATCGGTACCACCAACAGTAAATTGTTCTAGAATAATTCCATCTAGAAAACTGTAATCTTTTGATTTTTCTGGTCTATATAAACTTAGTCTCGGCATATGTATATTTATCGTATAAATATATATGGAGAGATTCAATGAACGCAATACCTGATCTAACAACAGAAAAACAACAAATATTTGATTATGTGAATGCATTTCTTGGTGGAGGAATGGTTGATGTAGAACTTGATCCTATACATTATGAAACTGCTTTATCCAAATCATTAACAAAGTACAGACAGCGAAGTGAAAATAGTGTAGAAGAAAGTTATGCAACTATTACTTTAGTAGAAAGTCAAAATGCCTATATCCTACCACAGGAAATTATCGAAGTAAGAAAAATTTTTAGAAGAAGTGTTGGAAGTAGACTAGGAGCAAGTGCCGACGGAGGTAGTTTATTTGAACCTTTTAATTTAGCATATACTAATACATATTTGCTTGCAGGATCAGGTATAGGCGGATTAGCTACATATGACTTTTTTGCACAACAGCAAGAATTAATTGGAAGAATGTTTGGTTCATTTATGGAATTCAAATGGAACCCTACAAGTCATAAATTAACTATACTTCAAAGACCAAGAGCCGAAGAAGAAGTTCTTTTACAAGTTTATAACTATAGACCTGATTTTGAATTATTTGCTGATTATAAAGCCGCACAATGGATTAAAGATTATACACTAGCAGGATGTAAATATATGCTAGGTGAAGCAAGAAGTAAGTTTAGTACTATAGCTGGCCCTGGCGGCGGAACTACATTAAACGGTGACACACTTAAGGCTGAAGCACAACAGGAAATGGAAAAGCTTGAACAGGATTTGTTTATGGCAGTAGCAGGTGGTACTGGTTACGGATTTCTAATAGGTTAAAGATCTTCGTCATGCACATATAGTTGCATAAGTGCATAATGTAACACTTTCATAAGATCTTTTCTAGCATCTTCTTTTGTACCTTTTTTGCCATAGCGTTGACCATATTTTAAAACATTTCCAACACAAAACCCAGTACCGTGTCCACCATCAATTATAAATTCTGTAGCTTGAAATTTATCTTTTGAATAATGAGCACCATAAGTTGTATCTATATATTTTGCAAACTCTTTAATATATTCATCTTCTTTAAATTTGTATTTTGTCATAAACAACTCCTTAATTTTTATTTTACACGATTAATTACACTTAGTCAATAGAAAAATGCGTGTATTACTGGACTAAAATTAATAAAAATAACCAAATCTGCTAAATAATAGTAATAAGAGATTTAGACCCATAGGAGAAATTAAAATGGCATTAACATCACCAGGTGTACAGGTTAGCGTTATAGATGAGAGTTTTTATACTCCAGCTGAACCAGGTACTACTCCAATCATCTTTGTTGCTACCGCAGAAAATAAACTGAACGGTGCTGGAACAGGTATTGCACCTGGAACTACAAAAGCAGGCGCAGGAAAAGTTTATTTGTTATCATCACAAAGAGACTTAGTAGAAACTTTTGGAGATCCAAGCTTTAAAACGGATGCAAACAATAATCCGATACACGGCGGAGAGCAAAACGAATATGGGCTCCAAGCCGCATATAGCTTCTTAGGTGTAAGTAATAGAGCTTATGTAGTTAGAGGAGATGTAGATTTAAATGCACTTTCAGCAAGTGCTACAGCTACAACAGCTAATCCAGCTAACGGAACTTGGTGGTTAGATACTAGCACATCACTGTTTGGAATTCAACAATGGAATGCCGCCGCAGTAACAACTACTGGCGGACAAACGTTTGGTAATAAGGCTCCTATTGTAATTACAGATTCAACAAAACTAGTTGGAAATTCAGCTACCGGCGCACCAAAAGGGTCAATTGGTGCAGTAGGTGACTATGCTGTTAGAGCAACTACAACAACAGTAAAAACATATTATAAAAATACTGCAGGTACATGGGTAGAAGTAGGAAGTGCTCTTTGGAAAAAATCTTGGCCAAGTGTCTCAAGTACATCTGGCGGAACAACAGGTGCAGGTGAGCAATTCACTATTGCCATTAGTGGAACACCTACTACTATTACAACAAGTAGCACAACATTATCAGCTTTAGCAGGTGACATTAACACAGCCGCTATTACAGGTATTACAGCGGCAGTTGTAGATAATAAACTAGAAATTTATAATGACGGTACTGGCAGAGACTATATTGCTATTGCTGACGGATCAGGAACACCATTAGCAGACATAGGTTTAACTGCTGGAACATACTATACTACAGCATTAACTATTGCACCGCATACAAGTGTACCAGAGTATAAATCAGGAGACACAAATCCTAGACCTACTGGATCACTATGGATTAAAACAACAAATCCAAACTTAGGTGCAGACTGGAAAGTGCGTAGATGGAATTCAACTACAGAAAAATGGGATCTTTCATCAGCACCACTTTACACAAATAATGCTACAGCATTAAAAGAATTAGATAAAGCAGGCGGCGGTGCAAATTTAACAGCAAATCAATTGTATGTAAAATATAATGCGGCTGATGATGCAACAATATTAGCATCATATTATGTATATTACAGAAAAGAAACTGGTGCAACTACTATTACATCAAGTAAAATTACAGCAACAAGTTTCTCAGCACAAGCATATGCATTTACTGTAAGTGAATCACTTAAAGATAATGCTACGATGACATCACCAGTTTCAGCATCATTTACTGCAACAGGTGCAAGCACAGACTCAGACTTAATGGCAACAGCTATTAACAATTTAGGTCTTGTAAATGTAAGTGCAAGTGTTGATAGTCAAAATAGAGTAGTTATACAGCATTCATTAGGAGGAGAGATTAACCTAGTTGATACTGATAACGGATTAACACTAGCAGGACTAGTTGCTGGAACAACAGCTAACTTATACTGGCAACCAGGTGAAAGCGGAAGTAATCCAGAAAAATTAAATGCATCGCTTTGGGCAGGTTTAACATACACTGCGAGTGCGAGTGCACCAACAGCGTTAGCGGCAGACGGTGCCCTATGGTATAGCTCAGTTGTAGATGAAATTGATATTATGGTACACAATGGAACTGATTGGGTTGGATACTTATATCAAGGCGGAACTGGAACATCAGCTACAAGTTCACCGTTCTATAATGCTACACCAGCAAACGCACCAAGTGCGGCAGGGCCAATTGTAAGTGCAACAGAACCAACAGACACAAGTAGGACAGATGGTAATGCACTTGTAACAGGAGATATTTGGGTAAGCACAGCAGATCTTGAAAATTATCCTAAGATATACAAATATAACTCAGCACTTACAGTGAACAAATGGGTACTACTTGACAACACAGATCAAACTACAGAAAATGGTGTTTTATTTGCAGATGCACGTTGGGCAACAACAGGCGGTAGTGCAAGTACACATACAATAGGTGCAATCGAAGACATGATGATTAGTGATTATGTTGATCCAGATTGCCCTGATCCAGCTTTATATCCAAAAGGTATGATTTTATGGAACCTACGTAGAAGTGGATTTAATGTTAAGAAATTTGTAAGAAACAGCATTGACCTTACATTAACAAATACAAGACAAAACGGAGCGTCTATGGCATCATACTATCCACATCGTTGGGTAACTGAATCAGCTAATAATAACGATGGCTCAGGATCATTTGGTAGACAATCACAGCGTAAAGTTGTTGTTCAAGCATTACAAGCAATGGTTAATAGTAATGCAGATATTAGAGACGACGAATCAAGAATTTTTAACTTGATAGCAACTCCTGGATATTCAGAACTAATTGGCGAAATGAATAGCTTAAATGCTGATAGAGGATTAACAGCATTTGTAATTGGTGATTCACCATTTAGATTAGCATCAGATGCAACCACACTTAATAATTGGGCAACAAATGTTGCATTAGCACCAGAAGATAACGATGACGGACTTGTAACAAGTAATGAATACTTAGGTGTATACTATCCAAGCGGATTTACAAGTGATAATGCAGGTAACAATATTGTTGTACCTCCAAGTCATATGGTTCTAAGAACTATTGCATTAAATGACCAAGTTGCGTTTCCATGGTTTGCACCAGCAGGTACAAGACGTGGTGGAGTAACTAATGCAACTGCAACAGGGTTTATTACAGCAGAAGGTGAATTTAGTAGCATTGCTCTTAATGAAGGACAGCGTGATACGCTTTATGCTAATAATGTAAATCCAATAACATTCTTAACAGGTGCAGGTTTAGTTGTATTTGGCCAAAAAACTAGAGCGGCTAATGCAAGTTCATTAGATAGAATTAATGTAGCAAGACTTACAGTATATCTACGTAGTCAGCTAAACCAACTTGCAAAACCATATTTGTTTGAACCAAATGATAAAATCACCCGTGATGAAATTAAACAAGCAACTGAAAGTTTAATGATTGAATTAGTTGGACTTAGAGCATTATATGATTTCTTAGTTGTATGCGACGAAACAAACAATACACCAGCAAGAATTGACAGAAATGAACTTTATGTTGATATTGCAGTAGAACCAGTCAAAGCAGTGGAATTTATTTACATTCCGTTGAGATTGAAAAATACAGGAGAGATAGCAAGCTTGGGATCATAAAGTAGGGTGTTAATGAATTAACATTTAAATATGATAAATACTTGCAAATAGGAGTACAAATATGGCAATCTCAACACTAACAAATATTACGGTACCTTTAGCAAACGACACTAGTGCAAGCAGTCAAGGCTTGCTTATGCCGAAGCTACAATACCGTTTTAGAATTACATTAGAAAATTTTGGTGTATCTAACGAAACACAAGAATTAACAAAACAGGTAATTGATGCTTCAAGGCCTACAGTTTCATTTGAAAACCAAGAACTTCATGTTTATGGTAGTAAAGTAAATATTGCAGGTAAGCATACTTGGAATGAAATTACTGTAAATTTACGTGATGATGTAAACGGTAATGTTCAAAAATTAGTTGGCGAACAGCTACAGAAGCAATTTGATTTCTTCGAACAAGCTAGTGCCGCATCAGGTATTGATTATAAGTTTTTACAAAGGCTAGAAATACTAGATGGTGGTAACGGTGTAAACACACCAAATGTTTTAGAAACTTGGGAAATATACGGAGCATATTTAACCTCAGTAGATTATGGTTCAGTAGCATACGCTAATAGTGATCCTGTTACAGTCTCACTTACAATAATGTATGATAACGCTGTACAAACTCCAATAGGAAATGGAGTTGGTGCAACTGTTGCAAGAAATGTAAGCGTAGCCGCAACAGGTGGCGGAACTTAATAAAACAATTTAGAGATTGTTATGAAAGGAGCCTTGAGCTCCTTTCGTTGTTTTATACGTATATAAATCAAGTGATAAATACTATATGAGTAAACTATCCGGATTTTTTGATAACTTTTCAAGTGCATTAGGAAACCCTAAAGGCAATTTAGGTGACTATGCCCATGCGAGTGCTTTATATGTACGTAATAATTTACGTCTTACTCCAAAACAAAAATTCCTATATCATGTAGTATTTGATATTAATCAAATAGCATTAGCATCGTTAGGACAAGCGGTAGGTCAACTTTTAAACAAGAAAGAAGTAAATTTACTGGTTAGAAGTATTGATATGCCTGGATATAGTATTGATACTGATGTAAAAAATCAATATAATAGAAAAAAGATTGTTCAAACAAAACTTAGATATGACCCTGTATCTGTTGTATTCCATGATGATCAAGCAGGACTAACAACATTGTTATGGGAAACATATTTTAGGTATTATTATCAAGATCCAAATTATGCTAGAAAAAATGCTATCGGCCAACCTGATACAACTGTTCCGTTGCCTTTTATAAATAATCCTGATAATACATATGGGTCAGAGTTACGTAATAGTTATAGATATGGACTAGATAAAACTAGACCTTCTGCACCTTTCTTCAATTCAATTACAATTAATCAATTACATGGAAATAGTGGAGTAAGTAATTTTACTAGCTACACATTAATAAATCCAATAATAACAAGTTTAAGACATGATAATTTAGAACAAGGCGCCAGTCAGTTTACAGAAAATCAAATGCAAGTTGAATACGAATCTGTAATGTATGGTAGAGGACTAACCACTGTAGATAATCCAGCAGGATTTGCAGATCCTTCTCATTATGATGTTGGAAAAAGTCCACTTTCAGTTGAAGGAGGAGGTGTGTCTAATATATTTGGTGACGGCGGAATACTTAGCGGTATAACATCGGTATTCAAAGATATAGAAAATCAAAATGTAGATTTACAAACTATTCTTACAGGATATAATACTTTACAAAATATAGAAAACTATTCTGATCAAGCAAAAGAAGCAGAAAAAAATAATATAATAGACGGAGCATTAGTAGCTGTTTCAACAATAGCTTTAAATGGATTAGTTAATAACCTTTTCCCACAACAATCTAATACACAAGCATTTACGCAAACAAGTACACTGCAAGATAATAATAATACAATTTTTAATTTACCAAGACAAGATGCTTTAAATGTATTAGCAAATAACCAACAAGCAAGAGATGATTTTGCATTTAAAAATGCATATAGTAATAATCAACAATCTGGCAATTTAAATGACAGAAAAGGTGCATGGAATAACTTGAGTAGATCCCAAAAAGATGCATTTGGAACATTAGCAATAGACAACTTTGATAACATAAGGAATTCACAATGACAGATGTTACTAGTACCCTAGCAAATACTGATAGTGCAGGAGAAGTTAAAGAATTTTATAATAAGTACTTTTCTAAACAAGTAAATTTTACATCAAACGAAGTAGACAGTTGTGTAGGATTTTTTGAAAAAAGAGGATTTGGAAAATCTAGTGCCGTATCAACTAGTGTGGCTATACTACAACAGGCTAAGTTAGAAGGCACTCCAGTATATACTATTCTTGACACTCTCCGTGGATTGGATGAAGTTCAATTAAGTAGATTAGTTACTACTATACTTAATGTAAATAGAAGTAAATCAAGTCAATTAGGTTTTAAAGTAGAACCTCAAAATCCTAGCAAAGAACAAAGAAATATTTTATTATAATGGCAAGGTTTGCTCAAGGAAAGTATACACTGAAAAACCCTGACAAATATGTAGGTGGACGTTCCCCTACATATAGAAGTAGTTGGGAATGGGCGTTTATGCGTATGTGTGATAACAATCCTAATATATCTAAATGGGCAAGTGAATCAATTAAAATACCATATAGAAATCCATTTACTGGAAAATATACAGTTTATGTTCCTGATTTTTTTGTTGTTTATAACGATAAAAATGGATCTCAAAAAGTTGAACTTATAGAAGTTAAACCAGCTAACCAAACTGATTTAAAGAAAATAGGTAACAGCCAACATAATAAAGCACATTATGTTTTAAACCAAGCAAAATGGTCTGCGGCTAGGGCATACAGTAAACAAAAAGGTATATTCTTTAGAGTTATAAATGAAGGAGATATTTTCCATCAAGGCAAACGTTGATGATAATATATTGTGCGGCTGAT